TGCTCACGATGTACAATACCGAGAACGGAACAACGTTAACCGCGGATGATGTAAGAAAAACGGAAAACTTCCCGAGCTTCTATAAGTGGGCATGTGCGAAGATCATGACTTACATGGACTTTTTCACAGAGAGAACCACGCGTTTTCATGCGAATATTACAGGAAAAGAGATTGCAAGGCATACGCCACTTCGGATGCAGAATATTATGATTTTCAGCCCCGATCTGCATACCGCAGATACTACAGTACTGAGTAACACGTTCCATGACCAGTATCTCAAAATTGCGACAAATGAAAAGGTTAATTTCTGGCAGACACTTGACAGTCCGATGGATATTAATGTAACGCCTTCAGTTATGATTCCGGATGGAAGTGTAGAAAAGGGAGAAAATCAGGCAATGAGTAACATCTTTGCCGTATTGTTTGATGAGGAGGCTATGGGGCTTAGCACGATCAATCAGTGGAGTAGCACAACGCCTTTCAACAGTGCCGGTGGTTACTGGAATATTTACTATCATTTCACAGATCGTTACTGGAACGATCTTACAGAGAACGGACTTGTTTTTGTTCTGGAATAGGAGGATATAATGGCGGTAACAGTCAATTTTAAGACAGCAAGTAAAAGAGTTAATTCTACGGGAGTTGTCGGCGGTGATGTTACCGCCGTTTCCTGTAATATTAATGAACCTTGTTCTATTGAAAATCCACAGATCATACTGAGAAATGGAGGCAGTGCCCCGTCATGGAATTACTGTGATATTGTAGAATTTAATCGATCATACTGGGTTGAGGATTGGGAGTATAGAAACAATACATGGATTGCACATTGCGTTGTGGATGTGTTGGCCACGTATCGAGATACAATACAGAGCACTAATTTGTATTTTTTGAGAAGCTCAACAAGTTTTGATGGTACGATTATTGATAATTTATATCCTGCTAAGACAAGTCCAGTAACACATGCATACGCAATAGAAAACGGCACTTTTCCTGCAACATCTGGAATTAGTGGTGGGTGTTATGTGTTAGGGATCGTTGGTACTGATGGATTAAATCAATATTACGCATTTACGCCAGAATATTTTAAAGGCTTTTGTTCACAGATTTTTACTAATTTGGATTGGGCTGACATTTCTGGACAACAGATAACGGAAAATTTATTGAAATGCTTGTTCAATCCCTTTCAATACGTGGTTGGGTGTATGTGGTTTCCATTTCCATTAAGTTACGTGGATCCTGAAGGTTCTGTAGTTCCGTCCGTATCGGAAATTAAACTCGGTTGGTGGTCATTTAAACAAGCATGTTATAAAATACCAGATAAACCCAGATTTAACATTAGATTTGAAGTTCCGATAGAAGAACACCCACAAGTCAATCGAGGCACTTTTTTGAACAGTTCTCCGTTTCGTAGAATCACAATGGAAATTAATCCTTGGGGACGCTTTGAAATTGACGGTTCAATAATTGGTAGTGCAAATAAGGTTAATGTACTAGAAACTATTGACATGATGAGCGGGATTGCTCAGTTACAGGTTTCAACCGCAACTCAAACACTGCACAGTCAATTTGCGGTTGTGGGCGTACCTATTCAGATCAGCGATTTACAGAGTAATGTTCTAGGATCGTTGATGAATACAGCCGGAGCTGTAGGACAGTTTGCCACAGGTAATTTTTTGGGCAGTGCAAACGGTGTTGTGAGTGCTATTGACAGTATATTGCCAACACCTATAAGTAATGGTAGTAATGGATCAATGCTATCCACAATGAGAGTTCCGACTATTGAACACATGTTTTTAACTCTGGTTGACGAAGATAGAACGGACAATGGTCGGCCTTATATGAAAAACGCTACAATGCAGGATTTAGGCACCGGGTATTACGTTGTTGAAAATGGTTCAATTAATGTAAGAGGTGCAACCCGAAACGAAAAAGAGCAGATCAAACAATTTCTTGAGGGGGGTGTATATTATGCGTAGCTTTCCTGCAAGCAATATTTCAATGTTTGTCGCACTTATGACAAGTTATAACTCAGGTCAGAATCCGTGGGGATCTGGTGGGGCAGGTGGAATCGGTGGATTAATATTACAGGCAATGAATTGGTGGATAGAAAAATGTAACGATCCTGCGGTTGGTTATTCACAGGACTACAGAAATGAGCGCACAGTTAACGGCATAACATACTATGATTGTTCATCTTTCGTGTGGTATGGTTTAGGTCATGCAGGTTATGAGATCAATTTGAGTGCATGGCCTTTTACAACTTATACCATGGGAGGAATTTTAAAAAGTTTAGGTTTTGAGGAAATTATAATAACAGACTTTGCGACTTTTGATTTTCACGTTGGTGATATTCTCGTTATTAATAGCAGTGAACATCAGCATACGGAAATTGTTCATGATCTGGAAAATGGAGGGCATACCATGGGAGCACACACTTCCAAAAAACCTTTACCGGATCAAGTTAGTATTAATACGTATGATCTACAGAGCGGTACTCATTACACGCATTGTTATCGTTGGCCTTTTTCCGGTGGTGATTGGCAAGTTGGAGGAAACAGTGAGTATTTTGGAAATCCCACCGCTAACCTGTGCGGAAACAATGAAAAAGCTATAAATAACGCAACTGTGATCTTAAATTATTACAAATCACAAGGTTGGAGCGTAAACGCTATTGCGGGATTATGTGGTAATATTCAACAGGAAAGCACTTTCAATCCGGCGCTGATTGAAATTGGAGGTACTGGACACGGACTTGTGCAATGGACACCACCCACCGATCTGTATAATGTTCTTGATGTGCTATATGGAAGTCATGATGATTGGTATGATGGTCAGAAACAATTAAGTGTTATTTTTGCAGAGTTTCAGCAAAGCTCCGGAATTAAAAACTGGGGTATCGAACCACAATGGTATAGTACAAGTGGATACCCTTTAAGTTGGAGAGAGTGGAGTGTTAGCACACAGGATGCTGGATATCTGGCACTTGCTTTTCAAGCTAACTATGAAAGGCCTGCGAACTTGCATCAGGAACGTGCGGGATATGCTAGAGCGTGGTTCGATTATTTTAATAGTTTGTAGGAGGTGAATATATGTTTGGATGTGATACAGGTGTTGGTGCTCCTGTGATGTATAATTATATCAATCAGTATAATAGTAGCATAAGCCCGAGCACAAACCATTGTAAAAATACTCAGTTGTTTTGGTATTTTCAGAGATATCTATTGCAGAAAGCTATATCTGTGATGAAATGGGAAGTGCCGGATAACTGGGATAAAGATTATTTTTTGTACTGTTTATATTGCTGGGGCACAGTTGCTATCATCAATACAGACAAGTTTGGTGTAATTCCACAGGGATGCACGCTTAAAGGGTATAATGTATTTTACAGACCAGCGCAGGCGGTGATTAGCAACCCATTACTAAAAGGTGTGATTGAACCTGTGATCGGTGAACAGTGTGTTCTTTTCAAGTGTACTGCCGACTATGGCGGGATCATGGATTTAGTTGGAAGATATGCAAATGAAATGGCTATCGCTATGGAATCGTTGGATATGAACGTCATGAACAGCAAACTTGCTTATGTATTCAGAGCGAGGAATAAAGCAGGAGCAGAAAGTCTGAAAAAAGTCATGGATCAGGTCATGAGTGGTGAATTGGCTGTTTTCTATGATGAGAAACTGAGGATTCAGAGAGGGGATCAGACGGAAGAACCGTGGGATTATTTTGTCAACAACTTGCGACAGAATTATATTGCAGGTGATGTTCTGGACACATTACGGAGATTGGAAGAATTGTTTTGCACTGAAATCGGAATTCCGTCTGCCAGATCTGACAAGAAAGAAAGAATGATTTCTTCCGAAGCGGAAAGCAATGACGTCGAAACGTCAACTAGGATGGAAATGTGGTTAGACGGATGGAAAAAAAGTTGTGATGATGTTAAAAAGATGTTTGGTGTTGAGGTAAGTGTAAATTGGAGGCACAACCCAAATAAAAATGTTTCACGTGAAACAAATGGAGGTGATCCCGATTGAGTTTATTAACAGTTGAGGGGTTATATAATTATGACAACACACTGTTTGATGGGTTCAACGTTCCTGATGGACTTGTGAAACAGATTGCTATTGATGCAATTTTGATGAGGACAAGGGAGTTAGAGATTTTATATCCCGATTTTAATTATATGAAAAATCGTATTACGATATGGAGTAACAAATATCAAATTAACTGGAAAAAGTTATATGATACGACAGTGCTTGAATATAATCCTATCGAAAACTATGATCGTGTGGAAGATTGGTCAGATACTGATAATGAAACCTCTTCCAGTGCTAGAGACAATACGATAAAAAGCACTAGCACAAACGAGATCATGAACAGCGTTAACGTAACAGATCAAAATACCGCTTTCAACGCAGGTCTTGCGGATCATGCAAAACAGATCACAGATGGAGACACAACAGAAAATGGAAGTGTTACCAACACGGAAAAAGAAAGTGTGAACGATGGAAGAACCGAAAAACACACAAGAACCGGAAGAGTGCATGGAAATATAGGTGTAACAACTTCTCAACAGATGATACAGAGCGAAAGGGATTTAGTGGTGTTTAATTTGTATGATCTGATTGCGGAAAGTTTCGTAGAAAATTTTTGTTTAATTGTATATTAAGGAGGTATATTAATATGAGCATGGAAAATTTAGGGCCTTATAGTAATTTTCATGAACTTAATCAAGATTGGTTTTTAGGCGAGTTTAATAAGGTTTTAGAACAGTGGAAAGCAATGCAGAAAAATTTTAATAATTTGCAGAGTGCTTTTAATGATCTTAAAAATTATGTGCAGGATTATTTCAAAAATCTGGATGTGCAGGATGAAATTAACAATAAACTTGACAGTTTAGTTGCTAATGGTTATTTTGACACTTTTTTAAATGATTATTTCAAAAATCTTAAAAAACGGGTTTTCATTTTAATTGGTGACAGCTATGGAGAAAATCCTTATGAATATAAAGGTGGATGGACAACACCTTTTAAAAGTTTTTCGGGATTAACAGAGGGAGTTAACTGTTTTACTAATTGTGTTGGCGGTACTGGTTTTGTAAAAACCGGTAACACAGGTAAAACTTTTCTCGATCTGTTAAAAGATGTTAACCTCGGTACTGTAAATACTGAAGATGTTACCGACATATTAGTTTGTGGTGGATGTAATGATATTGACACAATTTACAATGACCTAAACACAGCTATTTTATCGTTCAGAAATTATTGTAAACAGCATTTTATAAATGCTAATATTAATATTTCTATGATAGGCATTTTCAAGGAAAGTAAAAAAAGAAAACTTTTACTTTCAACGGTATTAAGATCATACCAGTTAGCCGTTAACTATGGAATGAGGTATATAGATAGCACATGTTGTTTACATCGTTACGATTTTATTGGTAATGATGGTATACACCCCACCAGTGCGGGATGCATTAACATCGGCAGGAATTTATACAATGCTTTATTCATAGGACAGGGGATTCAGTTGATTAATTATAATGAAGAATCACTAAGTGGTGGAGATAATATAACATATGGCGGAAATAATAAAATTTATGGATTTTCTAATAATGGAGTGATTTATTTTGGTATGATTAAAAACACAGTACTAACATTTAATACTCCAATTAGTATTAGAAACAATTCAGATATTATTATCGGAAATTTGAAGTTTTCAACGCTATTAGAA